CGGGTATAATAAGCTTTTACCGCATTAGGATACCACGTTGAGCCGCCCGTTGGCCGTGCATCGCTAGTCGGGCCAAGACGTGCGCCACTATCGGTGAAAATAGCGCCCTCCGCGCCAACTACATTATAAGCAATCCACGCTGTAGAAGAAAATGGACGTTCTGCTATATTATCCCAATTGTTGCTAGAACCATCATCGACATTATCGCCAAGGTCCGGTCCTGCGCCCGTATTATCATGCGTCTGATATCCCAGCACTTCAATATCGCCGAGGGCATCTGAGATACTGGATGCACCTGTGCCAGTTACGATGTTGTCGAAATAAACACTTGTAGAAGACCACCCTTTTTCAAACGTAATGTGCGAAGAAACTGCACTAGCTTGATTGTCAGCATTGGTTATAACTATATCGTTGGTGCCGTTAACACGCACTGTTACATCATCATTAGTCCCAGTATCTTCAAAAAAGATTTCTATTAAATACCATGTATTATCAGCTAAATTTAAAGACCCGTTAGTACTGGTTACGGCAGCGTCTTCCCAGCTAAAACGATCATTTCCGCCATCATTAACAATTCGTAATCGTGCATTTAAAGTACCACCATCAGCATCGCGTATTTCAATAACGTCGCCCGCAGGACTTATGACGCCCGTGCGCATATGAAATTGTACTATTCGTCCTGTGCCTTGATCGGTTGCAGGAGATACCCACAAAGGTAATGTTACGGTGTCGGCTCCGCTAAGTTCGTAAGAGAATTCGCTTGCATGGCGTCTTTGAGTAGAAACAGTAACAGGCGTACCACTTACAGAGCTAAATACTTGTATACCATCAGTCTCAGCTCCTGCAATGTTTCCAACTTGAAATGCCATTACTTACCGCCCCCGTGAAGCTCACGTACAGAAAGAATGAACTTTTCACCATTCCAAACCACATCTTCTATTAAGGTTTCACGAAAGACGACTTCCTTAGACGGACCGTTATTACGGAAGAAAGCTCTTTCACCATATGCGTCTTCAAGTTGCTTGTTATTCATTGATTGTACCGGATCATCTTGATCCCAAGCGGATAACAAATGCACGTCATCAAAGCCTGCTTGAATAAAATTTATTAACCCTGGACCAGCAGCGACTTGTGTGCCATCCGGAATGGCTGCAACATCTATGAAAATATCATTACCTGTCCGCTCAAATTCAGCCGGTGCATGAATTCTAATAGCTATTCCGTCCGATTGCTTAATTTTTATAGAAGTCATTTAACAGCTCACAAAAGTTGGATCTTCAATACAATTCTTAGCACGACGGATTGATAAAATAAAGATTTCTCCATTCCATTCAATGTTACTAATCACATCATCCTGAAAACATAAATGTGTTCCATTTATATCATCGCCAGGTGTCGGATTCCGATCATTATCACACCAGTGCCATCGTTCTCCAAATCCACAGATGCTGCTTACGCCACCTCCTGGACAAGCTTTACCAGGATCAACGGTTCGCGTAGCTTCATCTAATACTTCAGCAGAACGTAATGTTTTTTGAGTATTGAACCCTTGAATCCGGTTGAGTAAATCTGCACTACGTAATGTTACATTACCTTGACGTAATGAGTTCAATTCAATTTGAAATTCTGTGCCAAGTAAGTTAAATCTAATGTGAGTAGGTGTGCTCTCTACAACTGACAAACTCACAGCATAAGCTGGCGAAGAAATTAGAACTAAAAGTAAGAAGAGATATCTCATTAAATTGCTCCATCGGTATTCTCATGACTGTGGCCATCTGATGCTTCAATCATTACACCACCATTAATATTGAATAAAATGTTATGAGTATGACCCTCTACTTCTTCGGTTACTGGATCATTTCGATTATAACCGTGATTATGGCCGTTAGTAAAACCAGTATGTAGAGCAAAAGCCACGTTAGGTATCGGTTCATTTTCATTCTCATCGTCTTCTTCTTCAATTACTGGGGTAGGTAGCGGAGTATTAGGTTCTCGATCAAGAGATTTATCTGATGTTAACCCCAGCCATTTTTCTCTAAACTCTGATGCATGAACCACAACAATGGGCTGCTCAGAAACTTTCTTAATAGCATTAGCAATTTTATCCGCGACCTCAGCTTGTTCGGATTCACTCAACGCCATCAGATCGGGCCACTTAACTTTATACTCTACATCAGGCAAAAGATCCATTTTGATAAAGGTATCAATGACGGGCCTTAATATAAGTGGTTCAGCGAATTTCTCTTGACGTTCTTTGACTCGAGATAGCCAATTCCGCTCATCTGTGGACGAAGCTAGCTGGCCTCTTTCAGAACCAAGCAAGATTCGCTGCGGAATACCTGTAGCACCACTGATTGAAGAAATAACAATGCTAAATGCACCTCGTGGATCAACTGGTGTACCCCCTAAATTATTTAATTCTACTCCTTTTGTTCTAATATATCGCCTTAAACCATGGTACCATTCTTCAATTTCATCGCTTAATGCCGTCTCATCATCTGCATCGAGCTCTAAATCTTTGTCAATATCTATCTGCATGCCCCTGTCAGCACCTGCCCAAAACATCTCTGCGGCGCCTCCAACGATTTTTTGAAGGTCATCAAATAGATTATAAACCGGCTGTAAACGTGGAATGCCGAATAATTCATCTTCAACAAGACTCTCAGCGATGTGAATAATGCGAGAATGATGAAATTTAGCCAAGGTAGTATTAGAAGTTGAAGGTCCTGAAGCAACTGAAGTGAGAAGATCTATGTTATAGTCTTTAGGTAGCCCAAAACGAGGACTTGCGGCATCAGTATCAAGACTATTGATCTTTGTACTACCTTGATGGAAGGTTGATAGATATAGCAAATCTGAAGAAGATAGAGGCATATCTGATTTGCCACTTCCGCCTATTACTAAAACCCCAAATTGTCCAATGCCTGCTATTTTGTCTGCTCGCTCAAGATAATGCCATAATTTAGAGGAGATAGCTAATTTGTTGAATTTTTGTTCAAACTCTGTAACATCATTAGGGTCATCGTTTTCGCTGATGATAGGTGGACGCTGCCATGTAGCAGCTGCGGGCGCTTCTACAACTCGCTTAGCTATATCCTGTCTACAGTATCGACCAAATAAGTCTGTGAACGTTAAGTTCTGTTGATAGCCAAGTATGGTGTAGATATCTCGCTTGGTGCCGAATTGAAAACCTAATTGCCGCATAAAGCGAGAACGCTGTAGTAAGGTGGACATATTTTTAAGATCCATTACACTTCCTTCACCATCTTAAAACCTCTTTTCCTCACAGTCTTAATTTTATAGCCTAAACCAACAATTTTTATCCTAATATGGTGAAGATAAATGTCAATGATCTTGTCATCTGGAGATTCTTCACCTTCTGCCCAATAAATCCGATACATCAACTGTTCACGAGAAACAATTATAGGGTACTTATCTACAATATGATAAAGAACTTCTGCCTCTTGAGCAGTTAATAATTTAGATCCCTTATTGGTATAGAAAGTATTGTCATCCAGATTAACAAGCGGTTTAGAGATATAGGCCTCTTGTTTACAAACCGGACACAAGTACCTTTCTTGTTTTTCTACCCCAAGTTCCTGCACGGCGTGCTCCTGTTATCATGTTGTACGCATTAGCGCCGGCATCAACTTGATCCTTAAATTTAGATTCTGGAAAATTCTCACATTCTTGGTACCAGGCTTCATTCCACGGTGCCTTTATAATTGAGACGTTGCCATGTTCCGCCTGCGAGCTGAAGGGAGCAGCTCGAGTTTCTTTATCTCCGGTTTCTCGTAAGCTTTTAAATGTATACCCTGAGAGTACGCGAGAGTACGCATCAATTTGCGATTTGCCCGCTTGGCCTGGATCTTGTGCAATCCCGATAGTCGTGGATTTGCCATCAATCTCAGCAGTCTCCTTGATCTTCTTCTCAACCTGATACGCCGTAGCTCTAAATCTCTGTATATGGAGGATAACGGTTGTGCCATCTTTACGTTTCCCTAATTTGAAGCCCACAGTCCAGTCTGGATCGCTGTGTCGACCACGATTTGCTTTCTTAGGTTCAGTTGATGCTAAATCCCAAAAACGAATAGTACGGGTTATGTCATCTGGAACAGAAGTGAGGAGATTAAAATAATCTCGCTTGAAATAATTACCTGCGGCTGGTCGAATCTTCCAATTGCCGCGCTGCAAGCGTTCTCGTTCTACGTATTGAAGCGCTGCAAGCTTCGCTTTATATGCTGGATCCTTTTCTAAAATTGTCGGGTTATCATCGACCTGTGCAGGTATAAATGTAACAGATAGCGGATATATTTCAGATGGGTCGAGCCCTAACTCGAGCCCTAATTCTATAGCTTCTTTGTTAGAATTGGCCCAAAATATTTCGTCACCCAATCTAATGAAAAATCTGATGACTCCCGCATGTTCTGGAATGGCATAACCTGTTACTTGGTCAATCCACCATTCAAGAAATGTTGTAAGAAATGAATCGGGATCGGGATTGGCAGTTGCTCTAATATAAGGGGAAATACCACAGGTTGAGCGATTTCTGGATAAGAGGTAAAAGAACTGCTTCTCAGTGAAATGCTCGAGCTGATCAAATCCGATTAACGGAATTTGAGCACCATCGAAGTTGTATCGGTCATCCTCATGCTCCATAGCAGAGAAAGTTAT